GCAGCCGGCTCATACTGACCTCTAAGAAGAGAAGCATATGTAATGTCCCGAGTAAGATTGTCCTATAAAGACGGCCAACATAATGGCCCTAATTATCTTCGGGTAGAAAATTATCCTGGATCTATATGGGGAACACCCATTGGAAACAGGACGACTTACTACTATACCGATTGGACAACTAATTCTTACCTTGGACGTACATTGTGTGCAGATAACGTTTCTCCCGGACCACCATATCATAAAGATAACGATCTAGATATTGAAAGATCGTGGTGTGTACCCTTCCAGATGGAAGGTTATTACACCGTGTTGGCTTCCTATGGGAGAAGGACCGAGTATCACTACGAAGGCTACGGTGGCGCAAATACCGACGAATGGCAAGATGCAAGTTTGCACTTTTCCAGCGTCAATTCAGCTGCCAGGGAGAGATTGGACGAGTATGCAATCGAAGCGATTGCAAACGCGAACCCAACAAATCCCGACGTCGATATACTCCTATTTCTATGGGAGTTTAAAGACTTTCCACGCCTTCTACGTGAACATGGTAAGAGGAAAATGAAACTCGATCGAAAGGGAGCCTTAGACATTCAGGATGCTGCAAGTGTTAACTTGGAGCTCCAGTTTGCCTGGGCACCTTTGATCGGGGATCTTAAGAAGCTCCTAAAATTCCAGGAGACAGTCGATAAACGTTTACGTTATCTTCAGCGATTAGCTAAAGGTAAGCAAAACATACATCGGGTTCTTAAACGATCAACCTCTTATCAGGCAGGCCAGAACTGGGTTTGTAGAGAATTCACCTTCGCAACAGAGTACAAGTACTCCGAGTTAGCATGGTATTCTCTAGAATTAACAGCAACTGGCATACCCTCGACCTATGAAGAACAACTCGCTTTAGCTAAGCGACTTGCGTACAGTACCAATATCTCATACTCGACCGTATGGAATGCTATTCCTTGGTCTTGGCTGATTGATTGGTTTACTAACATCGGAACTTTCTTGGAAACCCATTCAAACGAGATTGGGTTTACTTGGAAGAACTTAAATGTTATGTTGACTCACGAGTCCTCACGGACGACTGAGTTTCTGTCTTCAACGTTACCTAGTGGGGTTACTTCAACCTCACCATCGTATCATTCCATAGTTAAACTACGGAGGATATCGAACACGCTTTCCCCGGATCTTTTCAAAATGCCTGTCATTACTGGCAGGCAAGCTGGAATCCTGGGAAGTCTCTTCTTAGTCCCACAATTAAAGGGACTTTAGGTGCAATATGCACTTATTCTTGTAACTATATAGTTGCGAGGCTTAACGGTCACCGTGAGGTGACTCATTTCCCGGACCGCAGTGATGCGGCCACAAAGAAGGAGCAATCACCATGTTTGATAGCACCATTACAGTAACCGACGGCGTTGATACTCATATCCTTAATCGGATTCGAGCAACCGCCACCGGCTCTGAATACTATTTGAACGTAAGCGCAACAGAACGCGTTTACTTGTTCATTAACCACACGGTTCCAAAGGATGAGATTAATGAATCTCATATGGGCCGGATTGACATCCATCACTATGATAGTGAAGGCGGTCTTCTCCGTATCTCGAGTGCCTGGAGCGTCATTAAAACGACGTCTGGCATTCAAGAAGATGCTGACTCTGAAAAGGCAGCAGCCCTCCTCGACAGTTTTATGTCGACGGCCAATGTAACCAAACTTGTAGATCGCGAGTCATAAGGGGAAACTCTTCCCTAAGACTAACGAACTACGGGTTCCGTGGATGGTCTATCAAGTGTGAGCCAAAGCTACAAAGGAGTACCTTTAAATGGCCCATACTAACATGGCTTTGCAACCACTTACGCCGTTCCTTCAGGATTGGTGCGAGTGGGATGTAGAGCTGAGACCTGTCTTGTGTGATATGAATTCATATATCACTAAGCACGTCAGAACTAGAGGACCTGGTATCTTATTCATTGATTTCCCTGCGATAGGGAAGCTCTTTGATAAGGCCTTGTCCTCTGGTTACTTTGACTGGAGTGCACTTCCAAAGGTTGTCGGTCGCAAGACCAATAGCCCTCTTGGGTCACTCCTCCGATACAACTTTTCGTTGTCCGGAGACGTGCTGACTGACGATCCAGATCGGATATTCTTCTGCCGGACCTTCCTCTATATGTGGAAGAAATGGCCTGGAGAAGTTACAAAGGAGACTATCAATGAAACAGTTTCTGACTTTATTGAAACTGATAAGAGGCTTGAGGACCCAGTCATGGACTGGGCCTCGGACTCCTATTTTGATCGCATCCCTCGTGATTATATCCTTGCTAGGTTTAGGAACCAGCGTTCAATACTATCTGAACACTTGTTTGACACCGTCAATTCTGTCTTCGACAGGATCGCCGGATCATTTCCTGAACCTACTGGACTGCTACGTCCAAAACATGGACCAGGCGCCGTAGCTGAAGGTTCACGCTTTCGAGATAAATATCTTTTCGAAAGCTGGGGCATAAAATTAGATCGGGTTTTCCCGATGGACGGTTATGCCACGTCGAACCTTGCATCATGTGATTCATCTGTCGAGCCTCCTTTGGCACGTCTTATTGACGTTCCAAAAACAATGAAGGCTCCTCGTTTAATCACTGTTGAACCAATGTCAGATCAATATTGCCAACAGGCACTATTGAAGTACTGGCGGGACAACATGCCCAGGAGTATCTCTAATAGCTATTCACCTAACTCACAGGTTCCTTCTCAACGAAAGTGTAGAGAAGGTTCTATAAGTGGGAAATTAGCTACTGTTGATCTCTCAGAGGCCAGTGACAGACTGTCACTGTCTCTTATCGAACTA